TCCATCAAGCAACTCTCAGCCATGTTTCGCACCAATCGCGAGACGGTAGAGAAACGCGCCTCGCACCTGGGTCTCAAATACGAGGACGGCGACAAGGGCGCGAAACTCTACGACATCTACGAGATCGCCCAATTACGCCCACCTCCTGCCCGTAGCGAGGGTGCAATGTCTTTAGAAGAGGCAAGAACGCGCGAGGCAACTGCACGCGCTGAGGGGCTGGAAATGGACAATGCACGGAAACGCCGAGAACTTGCCAATGTGGACGAGCTAATGGCGGCTCAGAACGTCCTTTTTGACGAGATTGCGGCGATTGTGAAGAAGTCCAAGATGACCGAGGCGGAAAAGGAGGATTGCCTTAGCGTGATTTCGTCCGCGCCGAGGAAATGTTGGGGGGATTTCTAGTCACGGCGCGGGCGGGGCTTGAACCTGCTTCCCGATCGCCGTTGGCAGTCCCGCCGCTTCCAACTTGGCGTTATCCGCCTCGTTTTCGGCAATGATCTTGTCGATGTTCAAGCCGCGATCCTTTGCCGCCCGTTCGCGAGAGTTGAGGCAAAGAGCAATTTCGCGCTCGATTGCTTCAATATCGCCGACCGGATCAACCCAAGTCCAAGTGCGTCCGCTGAACTCAACGTGAGACAGGCGGTCATAATCCAAAAGCGTATACCCCTCGATCTTGCCGACAAGGAGCGCCATCCGTAGCCAGCGCTCAAAAAGCGGAACCTCAAACGTGTCGATGAACCAGCTATGCAGGATCTTGTAAATGTCGCGTTCTGACAGGACGCCTTGACGGATAGACGAGTAAGACACGCCCTCAAGGTCTTGCGCCCAGGTGTTGTAATTGACGTAGATGCCGGGACTCACGCCGCGCAGGATTGCTTTGCGGAAATCGGGCATGGCGCTATTTGGATGCGCCGGGTCGATCATTTGCGCCTCGACGCCATGCGGGAGCGTCTCAAACGTGCCAGGAGCGCTCGGGGCAATTGCCTTGCCTTCGTCGTCCTCGTCGCCGGTGTATTGTGATTCGCCGGTCTGCTTGAAAAAGCCCAGCTTGTTGGCAGAGATCCGCGCGGCGATGACTTCCGCCTCCTCAAACTTGGCAAGGTGCCGCAATCGAAGGAGCGCGTTGGCCAACCACGAGTATCCTTGACTCTGCCCGATGCGACGAGCAAGGAAGGTGTGAATCATGCTTTGCCCATCAACCGCGAACGTCTCGCGCGTGTATCTGCCGCTCTTGGGGTCTGTTTTGCGCAGGTGATACCGAACCGGCTCATCCCAATCGTCAAACTCCACGCCCATATAGACGCGGCGAACGTCGTCACGGTGATGCGGGTCGAGCGCATCAATCTCGATGCCCTGCGCGGCAAATCGGAAATCGTTTTTAGGGAAACCGTCAACGGTGCGGGTGAGAAAGCCGCCATCCCGAACGGCAGAGCGAAGGGCGATCCTCTCATAAGCCGCCCGCGAGAATTGCCGCGTGACATCGAAGTTCCCGCGTTTAGAAAACTCTTCCCATGCCGCTTCGATTTTGGCTCGCGCGTCATTGTCGGGCGAATTGGACAAGCCCTTCTTGCTGCGAGCGTCCGCGCGGCGAGCAAGGCTTTTCATCCTGATCCCGTGTTGTCCGATCACGTTGGATTCAAGGGCCATTAGAGCGCCTTCGATGTAACCATCATTCCTTTCAGAATCCCGCGCACGGTCGCGCAAGGACTTGGCATCCTGCTTGATCGCTTGATCGGCTGGACCTGTTCCCGTGACCCAGTCGGCGGTATAGCGGGAGCCTTTCGCCGCGTCAAAGTTGCGAACACGAATTGGCTTGTTGTCGGGACCGTAAAGGAGGGGTTTCATTCAAATTGAGCGTAAATGGTTCGACCGTTGGAAAGTCCAGCGTCGGCGCGGGCTTTGGCGATCTCGGTGTCGAGGTCGCGGCGGTATTTGGTCAAAAGCTCCCGCGCGTCCATGAGGGAAATCTTAGTGATCGGCACGCCCCCGACCGTGTAGGTTTCAAGTCCTCGCCCTTCATCGTCTGAAATGCGCCCCTCGAGGTGGGCCTCTAGCGCCTTCACCATCTTCCGCGCGTGACTTGGCAATGGAGCGCGATCAGGCGGGGCTTGCAGCGTGATCTTGCCGACCGATTCCACGGAGCGGTCTCCGTCAATCTCAAGTGTCAAGGCGACGATGTAAATCCCGGCCAGCAGGTTCGCGGTTTTCTCGGGCGGAAAGGTCGCGGTCGCCGTCGTGCTTGAAACCGATAGTGCCACGGTGACCACCTCGCCGGAATCAATATGCCGAAAATGAGCGGAGCCGGTAGCGCCCGCCGTTACGGTAGCGGTAAATTCCAGCGATTCGCCGCAGTAAGCTCGGGACGGAAGTGAGGCCATGCGAAGGCATCTACAAAATAAAGCCCGATTTCAAGGCGCTTTTGCCTATTCCTCCACAAAATTGAGCGTATATTCCCGCTCTTTGCCCCTATTTGGCTCATCTTTCGCCGCATATTCAGAGTATTTCTTGGCAATTTTGGCAAATGCAATATCCAATTTCTTAGCGGCGGCGATGTTGTAGACGCGAACGTCGAGAGGTTCGTTCCGGTCGCGCTTGTCTCGCTTCTCGAAAAACTCATAAAAGCTTCCGTCCTGCCCTTTCTTTAGCGACACGTCCTCAATCAGTAGCCGCTGGAAATATTCGACCGTATAGCCGTGCCCGCTCGGAAAGTGCATGTAGTTGTGCGGAAACTCAGAGCTTCGCTTGTCGTAACGAAGCGCGGCGTTTTGGTAGATCATGCTCTTTGCCTCATGGGTGCCAATCTCATAAAAAGTCCCACGCTTCTCGCGTTTCGGTTGCGCGACAATCGGCTTGCCCAGCGTCGTCGATCCGAAGATGGCAAAAACCCCTCGAGCTTGGCGCGGCTTTGTGAAACCCAAGACCTGAGCTTGGCGGTATTTGGAATCAATGAAAACGGAGGCGGGCCGCAACACCTTCCCGCAGGGGTGAAGAAACTCCGATTGAAGGAGCGCGTCGAGTTTCTGCCAGACTTCCGGCTCAAGCGTGTTGCCAGATAGGACGTGATAGCCCAATCCCCATGTTTGCCCGTTGCAACCATGCCCGACAAATTCAAACTCGATGCGGTCGCCTTGAACGTCACCGCCTCCCGTGACGACCAGAACGCCAGCCGGAACCTTTAGCTGATTTTCGGTCACGCGCTCAAGGTAGTCGTAAGCCTCCTGAGCGAGGCCAACCGGATCGGGCTTTTCCTCCTCGGGCGCTTGGTAAGTCTCGGCGTCAAAGGTATTTATCAAGACGCGCTTTGCCTTCTCACGGTTGTCTGCCGCCTCAATCTTCAATTCCTCGACCGCCGCCCAATGCAGGTGGCTTGCAAAGCCCTTTTGAGGAGGATGCGGCGACATCATGCGCGAGCCGTGAAACCCGGCGATGCCTTGAAACGGTCTGGTTGCTTTCCAATGCCCGTTTCGGATCATCTCCATACGTTCAGCGTCGGAGATTCGGCACTCGCTTTCCGGGCATTCAATCCACGCGTTTTCCGGCTTGTCGCGGTCATAGCGAAGTTGGCGACGGTGCAGCACAAACTCCTTCCCGCAATGAGGGCATGGTGCCATCCAGACTCGCCAATCGCTCTGGAGCATCAGCGCCTCAATCTTGCTCTTTCCCTTCACGCTCGGATAAGATGCCGCAATCTTGATCGTGTCGGAATATTCTGAGCCGCGAACCCAGAAAATCTCAAGCGGGTCGCCTTCGTCCGATTCGGTCGATTCGATTGCGTCGATTTCATCAGCGAACAGGAAATTCCCCTTGGCGCGGCGCATCTCGCCTGGGGCGTTGGAGCCGAACGCGTTTACCAATCCGCCAGGATAAAGCTTGTGCAGAATTGTGTTTCCAGTTTTCCGCCTCCCCGAGTCGTCGCCAATCAGAGCGGCAAGGTCAGGCGTGGGATTCACAAGCTCGCCCATGAGCGTTTCCTTGGACCATTTCTCGGTCTGGCTGATCGTCGGATACATGACGAGGACACGCCGAGGATTCTCGGAAATGCTGTGCCCGATCTGGTTCATTACCACCTCAGTTTTGCCCATCCGCGAGGCGAGCATGTAAACCGTCATTTGGACGCGCGGGTCATACGGCGTTTCCATCATCTCCCGCTGGTAGGGCGCGAAGTCGAACCGAAAGCGCCTACCGCCCTCCATTCGCCGGACCTTTTCCGACCACTCGGGCGCGGTCATGGTGCGCTGGAAACGAAACGCCCGCTCAAGGTGCCGCCTGGTGCCTCTGAAATACCGATCTAGTGCCGCCTCAGTCATTCTCCCTTAAACGGGTTGCCCGTGTCCCATCAAAACGGGAGCAATCTGGACCATCTGCGAAAATTGCGTTTCGCCGTCTCGCGTAAAGGTTAGAAGCGCCGGAGCTGGAAGGGTCATTCCTGCCGCATTGACGAGCCGCAGGACGCTTGACGTATCGAGGGCCATAGTCACGCCAACAGGCCCGATAAACGTATCAGAGACGGTTGGAGCGGCATTTACGCCGACCGTGGCCCGCTTTAGGTCAATCTTGATCGTTTCGCCGGTCGTGTCGCGCGAAACCAGGAACTCAGCCGGTTCGATGTCTTCAAGTGCCATCTCGACTTGGTAGCTGGACACGTTAGCCTCTAGCCACATCGTTCCCGTGTCCGATGCAGTCCGAATCTGGAACTTGCCAGCGTCAGGAAGACGGGAAATCGTGATTCGGTCATGTTGCGCCGTAGATCCGTCTCCCGTGGCGACATTGGCAATGGAAATCGCCGCCTCCGAAATGTCCGTTGCGCTCGTCGTCTCGACAAGCGTTTGGAGGGTCAAATCTAGCTCGACCGTCTCGACATTGGAAGCCCCGCCCGCAATCAGGGTAAGCGCCCGATTGGTCAGAGTCCCTAGCGCGGAATGGGCAACGGTAAAATCCGCCCGCGCTCCGTTGCTTCGGAACGTGACGGAAAAACGCCCATCTTCCCCCGTCACGTCCACGCCACCCGCCGACAAGATAGAATCAAGGCGGTTAAGCGATATTCCGACAGTGTAAGCGTCTACAAAGGCCGCATCCAGCGTCGCGGTCGAATCCCCCCAGGTAAACGACCAGATGCCCGTCCTAATTTGCACGGGCTTTTCAAGGGCCAATGACAGCTTGAGCGTGTCGCTTTGCGCGACCTCGACGTGCTCCGCGACAATCTCAATAGTAAGGTCATCTCCGGGCCTAATGGAATCCGGCAAACCCCTGACCCGTCCTTGGTAATCGTATCGAAGGCGCAACATGTCGGACGCCTCTACAAAATCAGGGCTAAAATCAAGTTGAAATCCGTTGTCATTTTGTAGATAGGCGGGACATGCCAGATTCTCCGGTCATTTCGGGAGTTGCCGACCTTCCCAAGTTTTACTTTGCGGAGGGCGCTCCTTTTCGGCTTGTCGCCAACATAGGGGCAGAGCTTCCGCTGTCCGGTAAATTTGTCACGTTCGGCACTCGCGCAAGGTCTGGCACCGTTCGCCGAATTTTCGGCACTGATTCCGATGAGTCCAATCTGACTATTTCAAGCCAAGCAATCACGCTCAATATCGCGACCACTGACGAGACTGTTCCGGCATTTAGCGGCGGGTGGACGCTCGCGGACGTTCAAGCCAAGGAAGAGACGGAGTATTGGATTGACATATCAGCGACCGAGGGCGGCGACGTTCTCTTGCGCTTGCAGGGTCAAGCAGATTGGGTGGCGGCGGGTGCGGAAATCGCAGCATCTAGCGCCGTCGTCTCGTCGCCGGAGATTGACGTGACCATCACAAGCGGGGCGGTAAGCGTATCCGTTGCGGTTGTTGGCGGGGAGGTTGGCGTCCCGGTTGGCGGATCGACGGGCCAGGTGCTCCGCAAATCTAGCGCGACCGATTACGCGACAGAATGGGCTACCGTTTCGGGCACAGGCGATGTCGTCGGCCCCGCAAGCTCAACGGACAACGCAATTGTGAGATTTGACGGCACGACCGGCAAATCCACGCAAAACTCTGGGATCACGATTGCTGACGGAGCATCTGGCACTCTTGCCGGTTCCAACAGCGGCGACGTGACGCTCGCCGGGTCGCTTGATTACCTCACCATTTCCGGCCAAACCATCACGCGCGGGGCTATTGACCTTGCTGCGGACGTTACAGGGACTCTGCCAGCAACGAATGGCGGAACCGGGCAAACATCGCTTGGCGCGGTAGATGCCTCAGATTTTGGATCTGGTGCTGCAACGGATGGATATGTTTTGACAGCAGATGGAGCGGGCGGAAGTGCTTGGGAAGCGGCTTCCGGCGGTGGTGGTGATGCCGTAACAAGCGGCACCCTCGACCAGTTTGCCGACGTGACACAGACGGGCGGCGCTACGCTGGCGATCAGCGCCTCGACCACGCTCGCGGGCGGGAGCCACAGCGGCACGAACACTGGGGACAACGCGGTCAACTCTCTGTATTCTGGCCTCGTCACCAATGCCACACATACCGGAGATGTAACCGGATCAACCGCGCTGACTATTGCGGACGACGCGGTGACGAATACGAAGCTGGCCGACATGGAGACCGGCACGATCAAGGCCCGCATCACCGGCAGCACGGGAGATCCCGAGGACGCCACCGCCACCCAGATCCGCACCCTTCTAAATGTTCAGGATG